TTCTTTTTTACTAAATTGCTTTTTATTATTTCTACAATAAAAACCACCACCTACTGAACCCGGACACCCTTCTAAACTTACTAACTGATTATTTCTACAAGAAAAACTGCCACCTACTGAAACAGGACACCCTTCTAAACTTACTAACTGATTATTAGTACAATAAAAATCACCACCTACTGAAACAGGACACCCTTCTAAACTTACTAACTTATTATTACCACATTCAAACCAACCACCTACTTTACCAAACTTTATATAATCTGGAAACTTATCTAAACCTCTATTATATAAATTAACATTTCCCTTTACATCAATTGTCAAATCATCATTGATAATGTAGTTTTCTACACCCATCTCATCTAACCACCTACTAATTAGAGCTATCTTACCTATACCTAAACTAACTAAAGGATCATCTGATTTTTTAAAATTTGTCATTTTATACAGATATATAACCAGTTCTTGTTAAAATATATTTTATATTTTTCAAATCTTCACCTTTTACATAAATGTGTTCTTTGTGTAGTTCTCTTTCAAGACCAATTACATGGCTTACTCCCATACCTTCTTTTGAAACTATACGCCATATTTTATCATTATAAACAACATATGAATTATCAAAAAGATTACGGTAATAAACTTCTAAAGTTTTACCTTCAACTACTACAGTTTCTGTCATGATTTTAAATTATTTAAATGTTCAATATCTTGAGGTGTACCTGCAAAATTTATCTGTTCAAACCAAGCAATTTTATCATCATCTGAAATCATATCATCATAATATTCGTATGTTTGATTAAAATGAATATTAAAATGATCAATTTCATACTTAATATTATTTCTGATGTCATCTAAATTATTTAAGTTATAATCAGGCAATTCACTATAAAGATATTCATCTTCATTCAATATTATTGTAAATTTATCATTTAAAAAATCAATCATTGTTGAAAGACGTTGTTTACCATCGATTACTTTATATGTTTTAGTTTTATCTTCTGCTTCGTGGATTATAATTGTGAAATATTGAATATCTATACCTTTAATTATTGAAAGAATAAGTTCTCTTTTTTGTTCTAAAGTCCAACAATAAGGTCTTTGTAAATTTTTACCTTTGCTTGGAAGATAAACATCAAAATCTAATTTATAACCATGTTTATATCTATATTCCTTCCAATCCATCAAATGTCCATTATACATATTCTTTTGAAGATTGAAGTGAAATTGTTTACGTATATCTGAAAGTTTTAATGTTGTTTTCATAATTTATTTGTTTATTTGATGATGTAAATATAAACAAAACTTTTGATACTAAAAAATAAAAAGTGAAATATTTTTGTTTATTTCACTTTTTATTTTAAAATTTATAAAAATTTACTTTATAAGAGATTTTGCATAATCTGAACCAATCTTAACATATTTATTATCAGTTGTCTTTACAATAATAGGATATTTTCTACTACTAGGCATAATCCCAACTATAACAGCTTTACCTTTATTAATGTTAACTTCTTTTCCAAAATCTTTTTGTTCTAAACCAAACAATACACAATATTTTAAGAAATCTTTCTTTAATTGTATATCTCTGTTTGATTCACCTTTGTCTTCTTCGTTTACAATAGTAACTGACATTTTAGTATGAAATGTGTCAGAAGAAAAACTAATACTACCCAAATTAATAGCTACACCATTCTCTTCTTCAAAAGATTTTAAAGCAGCTACTAGCTTGATACGTAATTCTGGTAAATTCTGTTTATTAAATTCTTTAAGTTTCATAATTTAAAATTTTTAGTTTATTTAATGATACAAATATAAACAAAAATTTTAAAACTAAAAATAAATTAACAGATTTTTATAAACTATTATATTTATATGTTATGGTACCAACATCCCATATTACAGGATATTTATTTTTTGGATTTTCTATAGTGTTAATACAACGTTTACATTTATAAACTAACCAATAATCTAACTTAAAATTTATTTGTTTAAATCCTATTTTTTCATAAATTCTATTATCCATATAATCTAACTTAACTTTAACTATAATAGAAGACACAATATAATTTTTTAAAATATAATCAACTATATGTTTTTCTATATCATGTATTTTTATATAAAGTTTACTACAAGTTTCTATTATTTCATATGTATTATTTTCTTCCTTGTTTAAAGAAAATACATAAACTAGTTCATTTTTATAAAATACACCAAAATTTAAATTAGTTTTTTGATTTTCGTAAATATAATTATTATATAAAAAATCTTGTTTAACTTTATATGATATTTTATTAATTATACAATCTTCAAATATTATATTAAGATCTTGTAAATTAAGTGAATCTTTTATTAAAGATTTCACAATTTCTTGTTTAAATCTATTTAATTTATTTTTAGGTTTTGACCAATCATCTTCCCATATTGATATAAGTCTTATATCTTTATTTTTACATCTGTTCCATTTATCAAAATGATAAATTTTAGGTGTGTTGGTATGATAATATATTCCATTATGTTCATATGCTATTTTATTATTAGGTATATAAATATCTAATTCTTTATGTATTGTATTTCTTAAATTTCTTTCTATTAAATCTTCTGATATTAAACTTGAAATAAAGTTAGCTATTTGATTTTCTGGTATAGATTGAGAAGAAGCATGTATATGAGTTTCACAATAAAAATTATAATATTTTTGTGATTCTGAATAATTAGTATAATTTTCGCAATTTTTATAATTACATTTAGGTCTTTCTTTTAATTTATTTTTAAACAAATATGTTATTTCTTTCCATGATATTTTACCATTATTAAATTCATTGTAATAATTTTTCAAATAAGAATATAAATATGGAAAATATAATTTAACGTAATTTTCACTTTTATATCTTATATTAAATTTTTTAAAAATAAATAAAAAATAAAAATATTTTTCATTTAAATAATTTTCATCATACACATTTTCAATTATATCTTCTCTACATTGTGCACAATATATTTTATCACAATCTTTATTATATATAGTTGAAAATACATCTTCTTTTATAATTAAATTACCATGTTTTTTACAATAATTATATACAATAAATGTTTTCCTGTCAATTGGATGTAATGTATTTATTACATAATTAAAATTTGGGAATCTTAATTTTCTATTTTTTATAAAAATATTTTTTATTTTTGTAACAGTTTCTTCTTTATGATTTGTGTTTTTTGTACATCCTACCAAATTACCATTTAAAAATCTTTCATCTTCAACACTTACACTGAATTTATTACCATTTTTATCTTTTGCTACAAATTTACCTTTTGTGTGGCCAACCACTTCTCCTTTTAAATATCTTTCATCATCGGCATTAACTGTTAAAATATTGCCGTTTTTATCTTTAACTACTATTTTTCCGCTTGAAACATGTTTAAGTTCACCTGAAATATATCTAGGATCTGATGTGTTTATTTTAAATTTATTTCCTGATAGATCTTTAACTACAACCTTGTTTTTTGTACAATAATTATAAATATTTATATTATTATTAAAAGCAAAATTTACTAAATTGTTATATTCTTTTAATACATCTTCTCTTTCATCATATTCACCTAATATAGATAATTTAAAATTAAAATCATTTAATTTTATTAAATCTTTTTTAAATTCTCTATTTTTTATACGTCTAATATAAATTTTAGTAGTTTTCTCAAATCCATAATAAATTTTATTTGTTAAAATATTAACAACTTCATATAACTTATACATAAAATAATAACATTTATATTATGATTTATATACATATTTTTAAAAAAGTTTTATAAAATAAAAATGGATTAGTAATTAAACTAATCCATTAAATAATGTAATATAAGTTATTATTAACAATTTATTTTAAATTATAGTTTCGTCCCATAGGTCACCTGCAAGGGTAAATCCTGTTATCTTGTATAATGTATCTGACATGTACTCTGGTTCAAAAGGAGTTATCTGTGATATAGGAAATACATTATAAATTTTCCATTGTTGATAAGGTTGAGAAGCTCTATTATACATGGTTATTAACATCCATGGAGCTGTATACTCAATTTTAAGGCCTTGCCTTCCTGTCAACGGATCAAACACAACGTCGCACCATTTTCTCAAAGTTTTTAATACATAAGCACTTGGAGTCCTATCTAAGTTTACTTCAAAATCGATACCTATATCCATTGTAGTTTTTTCAGGTTTTGCACCAGCAAATCTTCTTTGTGCATATTTATAATTCTGTACAACTGGAGTTGTAGGGAAAGTATGTGCTTGTAAACCTGTTATTTTAGTTACATTTTCAAGTAACAAATTAGTACTTTCCTCGGTAGATCCTACTGCGGGAGGTAATGCTATTTGTATAGTAAAAATATTTTGATATAAAGGTTCGTATAGTTCCTGAGAAGCTCTAGAGTTTCTAAAGTGACTTAGACCGAAGGAGCCTTGTGAATGAAAATCTGGCATAATCTTTTATTTTATTTTTATTTTATTATTTTATTATTTTTTATTAAATTGCTGCTGAACCACCAGTTCCTGTTGTAGCTGTATTATTTGTTGTAATTCTAGCAACAATTTTTTGTAATGCACCTGTAATCCAAACACCTATGTCAACTATACCAAAACCATCTGCTATAATATCAGGTGTATTATTGGTTTCATCCATAACTAATTCATATCTGTAAATTGCTCCTGCATCTTTTGCAGCTTCTAATAAAGGTGTTATAGAATTTATAATATTTAATCTTGTGATAGGATTATTTAAATCAAATACATAATTGTCAAGTACATCTTTAACTTGAAGTTCTATAGTATTTAAGAATTCACGTACATGTAAATAATTCATATCTGATTTAATACTTTGGAATGATGTAGCATTTGCATATATCATAACTTGGCCTGTTGCAGGTCTTTCAATTATAGAGTTAAAACCAAATGGTTCAAGAAAATCTCTATCAGTTTTATCTAATAAATATTCAACTCCTGAAAGATTAGGATTAGAAAGAATACCGTTTTTATTAGCAACAATTGCATAAGGATTACCACCTAAGAATTTA